TCACGATGGGCGCTGATGAAACCTTCGGCGGTCTCGCGAATGGCATAGAAGAAGGCGCGACGACGTGGAGCTCCCGCGAGGGAGACGTTCCCATTGCTTCAGCGAAGTTACGCATCACCATTCGGTACCGGACGAGCAGGCTCGATCCGACTTCGAAGTCTTAAGGGAGGGAAAATGCAATCGATTTTGTATCCAGTTCCGCACGTGGTGATGCTCGGCAAGGGGTCTATCCTGCTCGACATCTTCGATCTAGTCACAGGACTGCCCACGGGTCTTCAGCATCTCGGAAACTGCACCAAGTTCGAGATCGACCTGAAGGACGACATCGCCGAGCTCTACCAGTCGCTCAACAAGAACGTGACGCTCATCGCGACCGCGGTGAAAAAGCGCCAGCCGAAAATCACCATCACGGGGACGGACTTTTCTTCGAATCACGTCGCCATCGCGCAAATGGCCGCGGGCAAAACGACGCTCGTTCAGACGGTGCAGACCATCACTGCCGAGCAGCTCATCTCCGCGGCGCAAGCTCCGAACGCCATCGGCCGGTACTTTCGCGCGGCGCAGATGAACGCGGACCCGACCGGGACTCCTCCCGTGCTGACGTCGAACGCCGTCATTCTCGCGCCTGGCACCGACTACATCCTCGTGGACCCGGTCCAAAATCTGTACTACATCCCCGTCGGCTCGACGATCTCGACGCATGCGGTGACGATCACCTACCACACGCTCGTGGGGTCTTTCGACCAGGTCGCTGCCGCCACGGTGCCGTTCGTTAAAGGGCACATCCTGTTCTCTCCAGATCCGGTCGACGGCCAGAAAATCGGCTGCGATATCTGGCGCGTGAACCTGAACCCCAACGGGCAATTCGGGCTCATCACGGAGGACTACGGGAACTGGACGCTCGACGGAAATATTCTCGACGACACGGCCAACCACCCGCTGTCGCCGTTCTACGAGTACACGTTCTTTTAGGGCGTCCTGAAAGCAGGAAGGGGGGACGCTTTAGGAGTGTCGAGGGGAGTCTCTTTTCTGACCCGAGGCTCCCCTCATCGCAGTCAGCGGGCGGCGTGGCCGTCCCGGAGGAAGTGAATGCTCGAAACGATTACGCTCGACGGCAGGAAATTCCGCCAGGTCACCGAAGCTCTCACCGCAAGCCAAGACGATTACATTCTCGCGCACATCCGGGCTGCCGGCGCGGTCGAAGTCCTCAGCGACCTCGACGGCCGTCAACGCTCAAAAGAAAAGCGCGCCGAGGACCTGCTCACTCGCATTCTGCTCACCGGCCAGAAGCACCACATCCTGGCCGGCTGTCTCACCGAGGAGGGCAAGGCGTGGAGCCGCAAAGACGCGGACGCCAACGCCGAACGCTTCGCGGCGATCACCGACGTGGCCGAAAAGACCGCGATGCAGCGAGAGATTGTCGGGTTCGTCCTCGGTTTTTTTACGTTCGGGGAACCATCCTCGGAGACTTCCCAGAAATCTTCGAGCCGGAGCGCAAAGGTCCCCCCTACAAAGAACGAGGCTCCGTCGACCTCGGAGACTTCTCGGCAATAATCCGCGCGGTCGCGCATCACGACGCGGGGCGGGTCCGTGAAATTTTCGAGTGGCCGCTGCGGGATCTCTTGCTCGCGTACCTCGAGTTTTTGAGAGCCGGCGCGCGGCGGAACTACGAATTGGAATTGCTCGTGTGGAGCTCGCTGGCTCCGCACCAGAGAAGGAAAGCCGATCCGCCGAAGATGCCGCGGATCTTGCGGGGTTAGCCGATGGCCGACGCTCCTGAAATCAAAGTCAAAATTACCGCGGAAGACGCCGGCGTGTCCGCGGCCATCAAGGAGCTCACTAGCCAACTAAAAAACTTGAAGAAGCAGCAGGACGAGACGGCCGGCTCCGGGCTCTCTCTCAAGAAGGCCTTCGAGGGCATCGTCCTGGCTGCCGGCGCGCTCGAGCTCGGCCGAATCGGGAAGGAGGCCTTCGATTCCGCCATCGATATCGGGAAGATGGCGGACAAGACCGGGCTCTCGACGCAGACGCTCTCTGTGTTCCACCACGTCGCCGAGGAAGTCGGCGTATCCACCGAGGGCGTCGACAAAGCTCTCATCAAAGCCGCGAAGTCTATCACCGAGTTCCAGCAGGGAACCGGGAAGGCGGCCGTCAGTTTTAAGGCGCTCGGGATCACCCAGAAGGACTTCATCGGCCTGAAGCCGGACGCCATGCTCGCGCTCGTGACCACGCGGCTCGGGCAGATGAGCGCGTCCTTCCAGAAGACCGCGGTCACCGCGGCGCTGTTCGGCGCTCGCGCCGGTACCGACATCATCCCCGTGGCGAACGCCATCGCCGGCGAGGGTTTCGACAAAATCACCGCGTCCGTCTCGCGGCTCGGGCTGCTCCTGGACCAGGACACCACGGATTCGTTCCGCGCGGCTAAGGCCTCGCTGCAGGAACTGAGCGACGCCGGGAAGGGCATGGCCACGCAGTTCGAAGCAGGGCTGCTCCCGGCGATCTCCGATGTGGGCGACGCCATCCTCGACGCGCTCGGGGACGACGGCGCCGGCGGCGCGTTCAGGGATATGGGGCATCTCGCGGGGACGGTCATCGCCTCCATCGCGTTCGGCCTGCTCTCTGTGGGCGCAACCGCGGGCCACGCCGCGGCCGAAATCGAGGAAGTCTTCGATTACGCGTTCAATCACACGAAGGAGTTTGCTAAAACGACTTTCGCCGCCATCGGCGGTTACATCACGGGCGGGACCGCGGGGGCGGCCGGCGCCGCGTCCGTGCAGCTCCTGTCCGCCACAGACGACGCGACGAAGGAGTTCACGGCTCGGCTCGCGGCCATCGACGACGACGCCAAAAAGCAGCAGGCCAAAATCTACGCGTCGCTGTTCCCGTCCGACGAGGAAGCCGCGAAACGAAAGAAGGAACGGATCTCGCGGCTCCGGCCGGACCAAAAGGAGGCGCCGGCTATCGACTCCTCCGCTCCTACCGGCGCCGCGGCGAAGGCTGCGCTCGCGCTGCTCGAGAAGCAAATGCAGGACCAGCTCGCCGTCCACCGCGCGTACGCGAAACAGACCGAGCAGGTCGACAAGGAAATGTACGACACCGGCCTGCTCTCGATTCACGAGTACTTCGAACGGAAGCGCGCCGCGATCCTGTCCGACAGCGAGGAGGAAATCGCCATCGTGGAGAAAGGCCTCGAGGCGGCTAAGGCCTCCGTGGCGAAGGCTGCGGACGCGAAACTAAAAGCCGCGACTCCCAAGGAGGCGGACGTTCAGGAAGGCGCGCGGCTGGCTGCTCTCGGGAAAGTCGACGAACTGGAAACGAAAATCACGGAGCTCCGCGTGACGTCCGGGACGAAGATCCAGGCGCTGAACGACGAGCAGTTCAAACAGACGGATGAGAACAACGCGAAAGTCGCGGCGTTCGAAAAGAAGCAGGCCGACTCGCAGGGCAAACGGCTGGAGGGGGTGAAGGCGGAGCTCGCCGTAGAGGTCAAACAGTACGAGCTATCGCTCCAGAAACAGGGAGTCGATTCCCCCGAGCAAATAAAAGCGAAGGTCTCTGCATTCGCACAGTTCGCCACTGCACAGGCCGCGTTCCAAGACGAACAGAAGTCTGGAGCCGACGCGATAAAGGTCCTGGACGATCAGAAAGCCGCCATCGAGGACAAGGTTCAAAACGGGAAGCTCTTCCAGCTCCAAGCGGACCAGCAGATCCTCGACCTCTACCGGCAGCAGCTCCCCGCTCTGCAATTGATTGCCGACCAGATGACGGCGAACGCGAAAACAGAAGACGAAGTCGCGCAGGCAGCGGACTTCCAGGCGAAGGTCGACAAGGTGAAGACGGCAACCAACATCGCTGGCCAGCAAATGAAAACCTTGAGAGCCGGCGTGCAGGAGTCGCTCACCACCGGGCTGTCGGGGGCCTTCGACATGCTTTTTCAGGGAACGCAGAACGTCGGCCTGGCGTTCAGGAACCTGGCCTCGAGCGTGGTGTCGTCCATCGCGAAAATGATCGCGCAGATGTACATCCAGCTCCTCGTGACAAAACTTTTGAAGGCGGCGATGGGAGGGTTCTCCGGCGGCGGCTCCGTCGGCGGCGTCGCGGGCGGACTGAATACGTTCGGCGCCGCGGAGGGCGGACTCATCACGGGTCCTGGCGGTCCGAAGTCCGACTCCATTCCCGCGCGGCTCTCTCACGGCGAGTACGTCGTGAAAGCCTCAGCGGTCGACACGATCGGTGTCAGAACCCTCGATGCTATCAACCGCGGCATGGGCCCGTTCTCTATCGCGAGCGCGCCTCTTATGCAGTTCGGTGAGGGCGGTCTCGTGGGAAGCAGCGCCGGCGCCGGCGGTGGAGGCGACTCGAATATAAATCTGGGAATCAGTCTCGACGAGGGCCTGATTCTAAAGCATCTCTCGAGCAAGGCGGCGGGGAACATCATCCTGCAGCATCTCACGAACAATCCGAAGGCCGCGGGGAAGGCGCTTTCGAGGAGCTCTTAAAATGTCCGTGCAAATTGGAACCGCGACCGACTACGCCGACCTCTTGAATCAGCTCGACACGTTTCTAACGGCGACCGGCATGGCGCTCAAGCCGTCCTTCGTCGGTACGGGGAACGGGACCATCGTGGCGCTCGGCGGATCCGCCAGCGTCGCCGAAACGATCACCGTCACGTTCACCGACGCGACGCACTTCGGCGTGGTGGGCTCCGTCTCCGGCTCGCTCGGGTCCGGCACGGCAGGCACGGCGTTCGCCTCGACAAAAGCGAACCTGACCGTCACGGCCGGCGGGACGGCGTTCATCTCTGGCGACGCGTTCACGTTCGCGGTGTGCCCGCCGTGGACTTCACTCCGGCGCGTGGCCGGGTCCGAGATGATCTGGCAAGCTCCGGGAAACGGAGGCCTCGACCAGATCATCGTCGGCGCCAAAACTTTCTCGAACGTCCCCACCGACTACTACAATTGGCGGCTCGGCGGGTTCAGCGCGTACAACTCCGGCGCGGCGTTCAACGCGCAGCCAGGCTACATCGGCGGCTCGGGCCAGGCTCATCCGTCTCCGGTTCTCACGCTGTGGAACTCCACGACTCCCTACTGGTTTATCGCCAGCGGCCGGCGCGTGATGGTCATCGCCAAGGTCTCCACCGTGTACGTCACGGCGTATCTGGGATTCCTGGCGAGCTACATGGCTCCGGGTTCTTTCCCGTACCCGCTCGTGGTCGGGGGGAACCTCGCGTTCAACGTCGAACCGGGCGCGACCGATCCATCCTGGCGCTGGAGTTACACGGGCGCCGAGATGCGGAACTTTCCGATTCCGTTCGCGACCGGCGTGCCGAACGACTACGCGAGCTCGCTCGAGCTCCGGCTCCCGTCGGGTGCCTGGCGCGGGTTCGACATCTACTCCGGGGACCACACGTCAGGGCAGGTGTGGCCGTTCGCGTACGTCAGTCCGACGCTCTACGACTGGCGGCCGAATCTCGACGGTAGTTATCCACTGCTCCCCGTGGTGCTGTTCGATTCGACGCCGGATATTTTCGGCGAGCTCGACGGGGTCCACGCGACCAGCGGGTTCTCGCAGGGGTCCGAGAACACGATCACCGTCGCCGGAATTCCGTATCTCGTGGTGCAAAACGTGTTCCGCAACACGAAGGCGGATTTTTTTGCGGTGCGGCTGGCCTAAGAGGAAAACATGAGCTATCAAACCGGGACCGCGGCAACGTCGACCGACCTGCTCCAGAAGATTGTCACCTGGCTCGTGAGTCTCGGCTGGACGCAGGACCGCAGCGCGGTCGAAGGCTCCGGCTGGACGGCGTCGCTGCACCACAATGGAAACTTCGTCCACATGCGCGCGGTCGAAGGCGAGGCCTCCGTTCCCTGGCATTCGAATCTCGCCGGCGCCTACGTCCTGGACATGACGCTCGGGACGGCGTTCAGTTCGGGGCAGCCGTTTGGCAGTCAATCCACGGGCGCTCCGCTCGGGAGTTCCACGTTTCCTATCGGCGTGGGGATGCAACTCACCGCCGGTCCTTTCTCGAACTACTATTTTTTCGCGGACTCCACGGCCGACAACATCGTCATCGTCGTGGAGAAAACTCCGGGTCTCTTCGTTCACATGGGGTGGGGGCTCTCGCTTCAGAAGGCCGGCGCCTGGACGGGCGGTCCGTATTTCTTCGGCTCCTCCTCTGGTTTTTACGCGGGCGAGGTGATTGTCGCGGCGAACGCGCCGGGATACACGAGTACCTCGGATTGCCCAGGGGTGAATGGAGACTATTTGGGCGGTGGGTGTTGTTTCGTTCGCGCCGACGTCGACACCTACACCGGGCTCTGGGTGAGCATCGCGACCGACATCGGCTCGCGCGACCAGGGCTTTGCGGGGCGGGAAGGCGACAGCTCCGTCAAAGGCCAGAGCAGCGTGATGAGCTCCTACTTCCCGATCTACGCCGACGGGCCTCAAACTTATAAATTTCAGTACGAGCAGACGAGCGCGCAGGACGGGCGCGCGAATCTGCTCCCCGTCTATCTGTGGGTCCAG